TCATGGTCGTCCTTTAACTCTGTAAATTTACGCTGGAATTGCTCAAGAGGGCTGAAGCACTCATGATCGTACCCTTCGCGAAGGTATATAACGCGTCGGGTCTCGGGCTCCCATCTGATGACGTGGACGGTGATGCCTCTGTGGTCTCTGAATCGCCGGTCAACTTCAGCCATTCCTCACGCCCCTTCTCGTTCATCAGTGCAAATGCTTCTACCATCGCGTTCACAGGCTGGTAGTTGTTCTGATCCGCCTGGTTGTTTAATCTCTCCACATAGCCGAACGAGGAATCTTTTCCCACCAGTGGAAGGCATCTGAATTGCTTCGCTGGTCTCAATCGGTTTAAACTGTTCATGCGTTAGTTTCTCCACTGAATACGACACGCCACGACGCCCGGAGCTGCACACTCGCGGGCGTCACTTTTTTTGGCTTTTCTTACGGCTAAATAGCGCGACAATCGCGCGGATCTCTTCTTCACGCGCTGCCAGATGACGGCGGTGATATTCATTGATTTCTTCAGCTTCATGACGTTCGATTACTCCATCTTCGAGAGCTCTCTGGATCACGGTATCAACACGTCCACGCGCTGCTGACGTTCTCATGGCACGATCAAACAGGTCGACACGATCAAGGTCTTCAAGTTGAGGAACGTCCACCAGCAGCGCGCCACGGCGACGGGCAAAGTAATCCGCCAGGAGGGACGTATTCGAGATGTCTTCCATCGCCTCCAGCTCGTTCACTTCGAAGAAACGGCAGCCGTTCTTCTCATACAGGTTGTTGTTGAACTGAGTTACTGACATGCCAAGAGCACCGGCCATAGCCTCACGGCCTCCTGGATACGCTTTGCACATCGCTTTAACTACTTCTTTCAGGCTTGGCTCTACCATGTTGTTTTTCCTTTGGTAGTTAAAATTAAGCAGCGTTTTGATTAGGCTTAGCGTAAAGGGTTGGATCAACTTTCAACTTTTCAGCAGTCAGTGCCTGAATCTCAAATGCCCTGCCCTTTGGGATTACTTCACCCCACCCAGATACTGATGCATGGGAAATCCCTAAAGCCTTGGCTACGTTCCCCACGCTGCCGAAGTAAGAAACCACATCATCTTTTTTCATTTTTGCCTTAAATGTAAGGGAAACACACATAATGATAGTAGGATATCTTACATTTAAAGGTCAAGGATTCCTACATCATAAAATGGTAGGATTGCCTACATGAAAATGAATGAACGCATCCGCGCAAGACGCAAAGAGCTAAAGCTCACCCAGGCTGTTCTCGCCAAGTTGGTTGGTGTAAACCGAGTAACAGTCACAGGATGGGAGTCTGGTGATTATGAACCTGGAGGATCTAACCTACAGGGGCTGGCGGCTGCCTTAAAAACTAACCCTCAGTGGATTATTACCGGACAAGGTGATCCAGACTGTGACGAAATTCTTTACAAGCCGACTGAGAAATTCGGAGTAAAGAAAATTCCTATCCTATCTTGGGTTCAAGCTGGGGAATGGACAGAAAGTGGTGCTCCCATTACTGAGGACGATATTTCCGAATGGATATTCACCACTGCCAACTTATCTGATGAAGGTTTTGCATTACGTGTTCGTGGCGACTCTATGACAAACCCGAATGGAGCACCAAGTATTCCTGAAGGCTCCTTTGTTGTGGTGGACCCCGATTATGGCAGCCCACAAGAAGTTAATGGCAAAATTGTTGTCGCTCAGATTGTTGGTTCTGCTGAGGCCACTCTCAAAAAGTTTGTTATTGATGGGCCATTAAAATACCTGGTACCGTTAAACCCTAACTACCGCGTAATGGAAGTCAATGGTAACTGCAAAATTGTCGGTGTGGTAAAACAAGTAGTAACTGACCTCTAATATCTTTCCCCTCTTAAGACCGACATTCGTGTCGGTTTTTTTTCATCCTGAATGTAAGTTTTCCTACTTTTAACGTTGACACACCAAAGTAAGATATCCTACATTTGAATCACGCCACTGGTACTGACAGTTACCTGTGTTGGTGTGGAAGTAAGTAGTACGGCATATGGCACATGTGCCGCAGCGGTCCGGGGATTCCTTAGGCAGTATCCCGATCCAGCGGGTAGCCGGAATGTGCAAGCCAGTTGTGTACGACAGCCAGAGACGTTTCACCAGCGTGGCGATCAGGTGTGACACCTCGGAAGAGACGAGGATGCATTCAGAAAATAAAAAAGCGCCCATAGGACGCTTTGCTCTTTAACAATCTGGATATCCCTAACCCTGCGGGCGGGGACTTGGTTGGACAGGTGGCCGTGGTTGTGTTGGCTTATGTCCACCAGCTCTTTCAATCATCTTGAAATCCTATACTGGAAGATCTCCCCCAAGCCTCGCGAGAAAAGCCTCTTTGCTAGTGAGAGCACGGGAATTGTCAATGCGACCAAGCACTATTGAAGCGCGTTTATGCGCGGCTGGTTTAAGCGATCCCCATGGCTCCGAATCGGAATCCTGCAAAAGTTTAAAGCGGGACAACAATTCCTCATTCGATAGTGCTGGCTCATCTGTGATCAATGCCAGGTATTTTCTTGCATGCTCTGCCGCAACACCTGACGCCCGGGAGAACTGAAATACAACCTGGCAGATCGACAACGCAGCTATCAATGCGCCGACAATAAAATAGCCAGTCACGGAAACAAATACGCCGCACCCGGACAAAATAATTATGAACGTAATTATTCGGTCAATCCGCCCTGTAAGGGTGGCAAACATCTTTTCCAGATAGTGCGAATAATGAATATCAAAAATTATATCGTCGCGGTTCATGCGGTACCTCAGTCTTCGTCGTTGGGTTTTGGTGGCTCAGGTCTCTTAAAAGGAGACATGTGCCGCTCTTCATAATCTGAATAATTTTTCATTGAAAAGTACTCATGTGGTTGCTGGGGATATCCAGATTAACTGAACTCTGGTTGTTGGGGAATAGCCAGATCCACCGAGCCTGATGTGGTGAAAAGACAGGCAAAGTTTTGATTGCTGTGTGTAGTCTTGGCGGTCGGCAGTTTTGAATGTCCTTAATGTCGACCGCCCCTTTTACACAACTGAAAGCGCGTTCAGCGTTCAACTTGAGAGGCCGTAGTCGTTAAATCAACTCAGGAGAACGCGCTCTCAATTGTGGAGAAGTAACGTTTCGACATTGCAGTGTCGATTGTGGCTGCCAGCCTCAAGCATCCTCAGGGTGCTTGGTGATGGTAATAACGCCATCTCAACCAACAGGAGACGATGAGCCTGTTCTGGTTGGATTGGAAAAATGCTATTTGCCCGCTCAGCGGCGGGCGCTTTTTCTGGAGGTAGCATGTCTGCAAACGATTTGGCTGTTAAATATGGTACTTATCAGCCCGAAAATTTACTGGTCATTCTTCCACTTGAAGAAGCGTCAGACATTATTCGTGAAAGTCTTCGCGCTGAGGTTCGCCATGAGCTGGAATATGAATACGATGACCGTATTTCTTCTGCTGAAGAAGAGGCATCTGATTGGGAATCACGGGCAGACAGCTACGAATGCGATGCGATTAGTTTTGCCAGAGCGATAGAGAAAGCCTTGCTTGCACCAACCTTGGATGAAGCAAAAATTATTCTCGAACGCGTTCGTTCTGATAATCGCGAATATTTTTAATACCTAATGAGTAAATACGAATTTGGCAGCATTCAAGTGCCGGGATTCGTGCAACCAAAATTCAGCGCTGTGCAGAGCGCGTATAACACGGAGAAACTATCCATGACTAACACACAGAACGTCACCGAGTTACAACCACGCATGACCCGCGAGCAGCTGATTGACGCAGCGCGTAAGGCAGCCCCTCTCCTTCCGCCAGCTTATTGCGGCATTATGAAAGAACTGGCTAACCGCCTGGACTATACCAGCGTCGCGCTTTGTGAAGCGATGGCTCAGCGTAAGGAACTGGCTGTTCAGAACGCCACGTTGCGTGAAGATGTCGCAAGCTGGGCCAAAGAGTGTGACCGCATTGTTGAACGCCACACGAAGATCAGAACAAATATGC